ACGTGTACGTACTGATCCACCCAGCCTGTAGGTAGGCAACCCTTGTTCAGCAATCAGTCGATAGGCATGGGCACGACTGATATGCAAGAATGTGGCTGTTTCATTGATGGTCATCAATACAGGTTGAATTTCTGGTTTTGCTGGATCGTTTAACATAGGGTGTATCCTTCCAAGCGTTCTCATGTTGTCCATTTGAAAATGGATTATAACAGGTGTGTCTAGTGGTAGGACAGTAGGATGTAATCAAGATAGGTTATCCACGTATCCACAGCAATTGTGGATACGTCTTGTGGACAGCTTGTTATTATGTTATGATGATGACAATATTAATAACTTATAGTTATGGGTTTTATTTTTGTATATGACTGCGAGGGTTTTCCATGGTCGCCGTTCTTCCTGCTTCTTTAGAGATACAGGCTGCACGCGCCCGAAATTCCTTCGCTATTTTTGCAAAAGAAGCCTGGCACATCATAGAGCCAGGAAAAGCCTATGTCGGCAATTGGCATCTTGAAGCCATAGCTGAACATCTGCAAGCCGTTTTGGAAGGCGATATCAAGCGCCTGCTCGTCAATATGCCACCCAGACACGGGAAATCAAGTTATATTTCTACGCTTATTCATCCCTGGTCATGGTTACATAATCCCTCTCTGCGTTGGCTGTGTGCAAGCTATGCGCTCAATCTTGCGACGAGAGACAATTTGAAGTGTAGACGCATCATCAAATCACCCTGGTTTCAAGACCGCTATGGATCTATCTTTACCCTCACCAAAGATCAAGATGCCAAGATGAAGTTTGAGAACGATAAATCGGGATATAGGCAGGCTGTATCAGTTGGCTCAGCAGGAACCACAGGTGAGGGTGGTGATATTTTGTTGATTGATGACCCACACCCGATTGAGCAGAAGCGTTCTGATTTGAAAAGAGAGGCTGTATTAGATTGGTTCGCTAACACCTGGTCTAGCAGGCTGAATGATGAGAAGTCAGGCGCAATGATTGTCGTGGGTCAGCGCGTCCATACTCAAGATGTCTCTGGTTACATCTTGGAAGGCAACACAGGCCAGGAATGGGTACATCTCAATCTTGCAGCGGAATACGAGCCAGGATCGGCCTGCAGAACGTATTTCCCGATGTCAGGGAAAACATGGCAAGATCCACGCAGAGAAGAAGGACAATTACTCTGGTCTGAAAAGTTCGGGTCAGACGTTATCGCACGTAAAAAGAGACAACATGGGCCGCTTGGCTATGCTGCTTTGTATCAGCAAAGGCCAGTACCTGCAGGCGGCAATATTTTTCAGAGCAAGAATCAGCGATACTTTACCATCGACTACACCACAGAATGCTACCTGCTGGAAACGCCACGCGGGATAAAGCCTATCCCGTTCAAGGACTGCTGGAAACTTTGCACAGTTGATCTGGCTATCTCTGAGAAGCAGTCAGCAGATTATACCGTGTTCGCTGCTTATGCTGTGACATCCTATAAAGACTTGCTCTTGTTAGAAATCGTTAGGGAACATTTTCCTTTTAATGAGCAGCTAGACCAGCTCGTCTTGTTCCATGAGAAGTATAATTTCAGCCTGGCGGCTGTTGAGAGTGTAGCCTATCAATTGGCTATGGTGCAATCTGCCAGGGATAAGGGATTGCCAGCGCAAGAGTTCAAACCTCCAGCGGATAAAGTGACCCGCTCCAGTACTGCGTCTATTTGGGATAGCAACGGGAAATGCTACAGCCACAAAAACGCTCATTGGCTGTTTGAGTATGAGAAAGAGATTCTTGACTTTCCCAAAGCGCCGAAAGATGATCAAGTCGACACGAAATCAATGGCCGCTATTGTGGTGTGCACACGCAAAGTACCCGGCGTGCTTGATCTGGACAGCAACGATGCCACGCAAAAAATAGATCCTACTTTGAGCATAGAGCAAATCCTTGACGCTACAGCCATTCTTGCTGAACAGGCGGTAATTGCACAAAAAGAACAGGATGTACAGTTGCAGGAACTGTACAAAAAAGGACCGCAAGTCAATATTTTTGAGTGGGCTGACTCCCATGAAGGGAGTTATCTCTAATGAAAAAGAGTGATTTACTGGTAAATCAAGCACATGAAAGTCAACATTATAAAAACTTCAAGATAGAGCCGCTTCAGTATATCGAAGAAAACGGACTGGGTTTTCACGAAGGGAACGTGATCAAATATGTGTCACGTTGGCGGCAAAAGGACGGTTTAGATGATCTCAAGAAGGCCAGATTTTATATTGAGCGACTGATAGAATTGGCTGAGGGAGGGGCAAGCGTATGAGTAAGCGCCGTCGTGCACCCTTGCCACAACAGAAAACAGATCCGAATGTAGCGGTAGTCGTAGGCAATACAGCGCCTCAACAGCCTGCCATGATGCCGCGTAACATGCGTGCATACATTCAGGAAGGCTATCGCTCTTCTAAAACTGTCTTCAGAGTCGTTGGTCACATCGCTCGAGCTGGCAGCACTATTAAATGGAAGCACTATACGGACGAGACGAAAGAGCGTGAAATTGATTCTGGCCAGTCTGAACTGTTGAAGTTGTGGAACATGCCCGCTCCACGTGTTGCGGGTACAGCTTTCCGTGAAGCGATGATTGCGTACTACTGCATAACCGGAAACAATTACATTCTGGGCATCAATGTCGGGAACAATCCTAAAGCGAAGTTTGATGAGCTGTACAATTTGAGACCGGACCTGACAAAAATCAAAGTCAATGAGAACGGGCCTGAATACTACGAGTTCGGGACATTCCATCCGCCAAAACGATACGATCCAATGCAGATCATGCACAATAAATTGTTCGCAGGGAATGATGACGTGTACGGCCTTTCACCTGTAGAAGTTGCTGCCATGCTCGTAGACATCCAAAAGGCTGGGCAAAAGTGGAACCTCGGGTTACTTTCCAATATGGCCCGCCCCGGGGGCGCATGGGTCACTGATGCTTTGTTGGGTGACACGGAATACAAAGGACTGAAAGAAGAGATCCGCAAGAAATTCGCCGGGCCGCGTAACGCTGGCGAGACCGCTATCCTGCACGGCGGCGTCAAATGGCAGTCGATGAGCATGAGTCCTTACGAATTGGATTGGTTAGAGTCAGATACAAAGGGCGATCGCGATATCGCTGGAATTTTCTTTAATTTCCCTACTTTCTTGCTGGGCTTGGCAGATGCCACATTTAATAACCAGGCTGAAGCGAAACACTTCCTCTATACAGATATCGTGTTTCCGATTATGGACATGTTCGTTGGTTCACTCAACATGTGGCTCACACCGCGTTACGGTGGCTATCTCGACTACGATAAAGAGGATGTCGAGACGATACGGGAACGGCTTCAAGAGGCAAAAGCAGTAGAGTCTGACAGGGCTGGCAATGAGTTTGCAGGTGGAACATCAACATTCCACGAAACACGGACGATACAAGGCAAAGAACAATTGCCCAACAAAGATTTTGTGTTGTTGCAACAAGTGCCTGTCTTTGTCGATCAACTTGATGATTATATTCAAGCGCAAATGGATAAAGTGCTCAATCCACCGCCGCCGTCGCCACCTTTACAGTTACCGCCAACAAAAATAACAGAAGTGCCTGATGGGACTGACGGGACTGAAGGCGATGATGGGAATGATGTATCAAAGTCAAAGCAGAAGATGCTGCCAGCGCCACGTATGCGCTTATGGGAGTATGCGAAAGCGTTGGATTTGACTACACCTGAACAGAAACAAAATTATCTCAAGAAAATGGAATCACAAAGGATCAAATGGGAAACAACGATAACCGAGCGTGTTGCGGATTATTTTAAAGACGAGCAAAAAACTGTTCTGGCCTCTTTGCCTGACAGTGTAGATCCTGGCCAGGCACAAACAAAAGCCATGCATGCGTTAGACGTGGTACAGCAGTCAGGCGCGCTAAAACATCTCATAGTGAGCTTGTATCAGGATGTTGGTACTGATGTAGGCACGGACACGCTAAAGGAATTGAAGTATGAATACAGGCCATTCCAGACGAAAGACGATGCGGCGCCTGACGATCTTAATCTGTACGCTCCTGATGTATTGGTGTATCTTTATTCTCTTGCAGCGCAGAAGGTTACTCAGATCACAGATACGACCCGAGCAGAAATACAGAGTGCGTTGGCACAAGGGGTACAGGCAGGTGAAGCGTTACCAGCCCTCGTCAAACGATTGAATGATCTCTATCTGGTTTCTATCATCCCAAAGCGTTCTGAAGTTATTGCCAGGACTGAAGTGATAGCTGCCTCAAACTACGGATCACAAGAAGCGGCGAAATCCAGTGGATTGACGCTCAAGAAAGTATGGCTATCGACTTCAGATAGTCGTACACGCCCTGATCACGCAGAGGCTGACGGGCAAGAGGTAGACATGGATGAGCCGTTTAAGGTAGGTGGCTCACAGTTGATGTATCCAGGCGATTCGTCGCTCGGTGCTCCTGCTGATGAGGTGGTGTCATGCAGGTGCACTCAATACTATAGACGGGTGAAAGAGGACACAAGTAAAAGTATCCCACCTGCCAGGGAAGTATCCAGGGACTACTATAGAGAATTGCTGAGGGCCAAATAAATGTCATTTTCTTCAGAACTTGTTAGCCCTGAAATACTCAAAAAGTATCCATACTTTATGGAATGGTTAAAAGAATTAAATCGTTTACCAGAGGATGTACTCAATTTTGCTATTCAAACTGAAATGAAAGAGGTTGCATCTGAAGATAGATGGAAGAAGTACAAACCAACGGATAACTTTACTGTTAGCCTCACTTTTAAGAATGGCGAATATGTTTCGCGTCATGGGAAATGGAGCGAAGGCAAAATGATGTACTTGTCAGAGGTGAAATCATGACTGAACAAGTATTAGAAGAGCGTGGTGGCGTGATTTGTGCTTCAGATAGCTGGTGGCGTGAGGTATTTACCGATGTGCTCACGATAGACGCTACTGATATTCAAGGTGTATTGCGAGATAAGGGTGTGTTTGCTGAGGTGCATAAACGCTTGCTTCTACCTGAGTCCTATACCGTGCGTGCCATTTTTTACAAGTGGATGCCCAGACAATGGAGCATTGTGATTGAGGGGCCTGATTTGCCACGTGTCGTAGAAGGCATGGAATATTCTCAGATTTCCCCGGTCTACCAGCGTAACGAGGACGGGTCAACTCAGCTTGTGAGGATAGACATATGAGAGTAGCCAAAGTCGAGCGCAAAACTGAATACTTTCCCATTATTGGCGAGATCAAAGCAACCAATGACGAAAAGGGCATCACTGAAGGCTATCTTAACTTTGTGGGCAATATCGACTTTGGCGACGACCGGACCATGCCGGGCGCTTTTAAAAGAACCATTGCAGATAGTTACGCCCGTAAAAGCGCGCAAGGGCTAGACTTTTTGTGGCCCTATCTCTGGAATCATGATTACAACATCTTGCCGCCAGGCGGCATTTTTGAAGCCAATGAGGATAAAAAAGGGCTGTACATTAAGACGCAATACAACATGGATACTCAGCTCGGCAGAGAACTCTATAGCAGCTTCAAAATGGGGACCATGAAAAAGCAAAGTATGGGGTATAAAGCCATTCGCTATGAATACGTCAAAGATGGGACGCGCTCCATACGCAATCTGCTAGAAATCGCAATCATGGAAGGAAGCGCGGTAGTCTTTCCGATGAACGATCTTGCGGATGTGACCACAGTAAAAAGGATACAGAACATGTTGAACAAATCAAAGCCAGTCACAAAAGAC